GGATCCATCAAGTAACTCTAGTATCCCATCAACCTCACTATCAGGTCTTGGATCATCAGGAAAATAGAGCTGTTTATCTTTAATGTAATCGTCTAATGAAACATAATCTTCAGAGTCTTCCTTTTGGTTTTCGTACTTCTCATTATATTCAGCAACTATAATTCTATTCCATATAGCCCTGATCTTATCTTTTATTCTGTCTAACCCTAATGCTTGATGAATACATCCTTCATCTTCCGTAGTATCTTCCAGTAAATCAAACATGATTAACTCCCAGTCTCTTCTTCTCTCTCATGTCCCATCTACGGTCTGCAAACCCAAAGGATTGAGATTTGGTAGAGAACTCTTGAACATGATAAGCATCTCTAGAACAAGTCTTGCAAGTGGTAGCAAACTTACGACTCTCATAGTCTCTGAGACGTTCAGTTTTATGGCCCTCTTCACACTCGTATGTAAATAACACTAAACTCTCCTGATTAATAAGCCTACGGCAGTTCTATCTAAAGAAAGCACACTAGGGCGAACCCCAATGTGCAGACTTTAACTAGAGCTACTAGCTGCTTGGTACAACAAAAGCAACACCGCCATCGTTACGCAACTCACCAACACCATAAATGGTATCAGCAGTAAACAAGTCACCTAAGTATTCTTGTTTGTATTGCGTTTGAGTACGAACACCCACTTGCTCTGCAAATACCACAGCGTCTTTATGGAACATTACTCCAACACGACCAGTAGTAGAAATAGCAGGACAGTTAGATGATACGAATACATCAACACCGTAGATCTGACCAATCTTACCAGTCTTAATCGCATCGCCAGAACCAATGAATTGTTGCTCTGTGAAACGGTTAATACCAAGAAGATCGTTAGAAGCGATAGGAGGAAGAACCATTGAACGTGAGTCCATAGGAACATCAGCATCGTCTAGTTTCAGAAGCATAGCTCTGATACCAGCATCAGTAATATCAGTAGCGTTAGAACTAGCTCCAGTGTATAGAGTTGAACCATCACCACCAATTACAGCTTTTTCCCAAGCTGCTGAACCAGTACCACCTACAGTACCTCCTTGTAGACCTTCAAACAATGCGAATAGATCATCATCTACCTGAGTAGCTAGTGCATATCCAGCGTCATCAGTATAGAACTTACGCATTGAAGCAAGAGACTGAACCTCAGCAATATCTTCAATCAGTTTTGAGTATTCATAATGCTTGTTAATGTTAATCTGTAATGTACCAGCAGTGTCAGCAATCAAGGTTACTTGACTGTTAGCTGCTTTTACAGATGCCGCCCCACGATTAGGCTTAGGGATATTAATGCTATCGCCTTTCTTACCTTTGTGAGACATCTTAGTAACTAAGTTAGCTACTACTAAGTTTGATTTGTACGCTCCAATAACTTCATCTGACCATAGTTCAGGGATGAAATTAGCTGAAGTTGTAATCGTACTGTGATTAGAACCTAAAGCCATTTTACTTCTCCATTAATGTTATTTAACCCGACCTTCTGCATAGGCTTGCTGTATTTCATCAGCCAAACTTGCATAACGACTCGGATCTGTTATTTGTAGATTGATTAAATCAGATCTCCGATACATCTTTTTACCACCTACAGAGTCCCCAGATGATCTACCCTCGGTACTGGTTTGTCGAAGAGCCTTGGTACGCTTAGTCTTCTCTGCTTCTTTAACCTGTCGGGTATTATCTAACAAACTTAATTGCTTCCAAGTACCAAACAGTTCATTAGCAGAGTTATAGTCATAACTATCAGCTCTTTGGAACAGTTCCTTGCGTATCTCACTTGATTCCACCCATTCGATAAAGTTTGTATCGTTAACGATCTCTTTATAATCAGGGTATTGGGATTCCATCTTAGTAAACGCCACTTCCTTGGCTGCGGTTTCTCTGTCAACTTTAGCCTGAAGAATGTCTGGGTGATTATCTATAGCCGATTTAACAGCTAAAGCTGGATCATCATAGAAATCAACAGGTTCTTCTTGCGTTGTAGGTGGCGTTACAGTCTCGTCAACACTGGGTGTGGTAGCTTCCCGATTGCTTAATAAGGATTCAATCAGTTTTCTATGTTCACCTAGCTCTTGTCCTCGTTTACCTAATGCTTTCTCTGCGTTTTGGTGCATTGAGATTACATCTTCTATAGATTTACCAGCGTATTTCTCAGGTACAGAAGATTCCTCCTGTATTGGCTGAGTGGGTGCTTCCACCTCTGTTACTGGTGCTTCCATTGGTTGTTCTGGACTTGTGTTGTCTACGACTATACTCATTTTAGTTCTCCGTCCCTGATGGGATTATGGATTGTTTATAAATGGAGTCTTCATAATCACATTAATGGTGTGATGAAGATTGTTCCATGGTGAATTTAGCAACATCCTCTGTGGTTAATACCATTCGGAGTGCAGCTAATTGTCCCTTGGCGAACCAAAGGTTTTCTATGTTTTGAATCCGATCTACGTCTAGAGCTTCTTCATAAACATCTTGCAGTTCTTCCATAAGATCTTTCCAGCCATCGCTTTCGCACATATCCAGTCGGTCTTTGAAGAATTGTTCATCAGTTTTCATGTCTATATATTATTATAAATAGAAAGATTGGTTTCAATGTCCTTAGCTCTAGCATTTGCGTTGTTTAATGCAGTCTCAGAGTGTAGATGTTCTACCTCTGGCTCGTTTCGAGCTGTCTCGCTTACTTTGTAGTGTGTATCTGCAATGGTTTTCTGCAACTGAGTCATCTCTTTCTGGAATTTCAGCATACGTTCTTCCATTGAGAACTCATCAGGTATCTGGGTCTGTGCATCGGCTTGCCATTTAACAGCCTTGGCTTGCTCTTCTTGAGCTTCAGCCAATGTTTTCTGTATAGTAGCTTCAGCTTGCTGCATCTGTAACATATTATGAGCTTGTTGCATCTGTAGTGCTTCAGGATTGGGTTGAGATCCTTCCATCAATGCTTTGACGATCTGATCTCGGTTATGTATAGAGGAGTTTTGGAATAATGCCAAGAGAATAACATTAAATGCAGGAGAATCTTTAGGTATAGATTGTAGCATCTGTACCATCTGAGTCATCTCAATCTCTTTAGCCATAATTCCCATAGTTGAGTAAGGTATGAACTTGTAATCATTCACAGGGTATCTCTCAACATCGAACTGTATCTTTCTCCACATTGATTTATTAATCAAAGGGATCAAGAAGGTGTTCTGAAAGTTCATTAAGGTACGCTTCTGTCTCTTAATACTGGCAGATTGGGTCATGGACATTCCCGAAGCAGTACGATCAGCTCCAGCAGTAACATCAGTAGACCCAGTACCCATCTGAATCATGTTCTGAAGCAAGCCAATTTGGTTAAACGTATTAGGATCAGTACGTCCCATGTCTAATGGCATGATTGAATCTCTAGGAGAGCCATTAGTTAGGATAGTTCGTCCAGCTCGTACCTCAAACTTGATACCTCTGGGTAATCTGGTTGCATCAGCAGCCATCATAGGTGTCGTAGTCAGTGCCAACGAGTCTATTCTAGCTCTCATCTCAGCATCTAGTGCCTTCTGGGAGTTGAAACCTTTCTCACAAACGCCACGACCCCAGAACTTAGAGGGTACAAGGTCATGTTGATAGCTAATGAATGGTCTATCAACCATCATAAAGGCATTTTCTTCTGCCCGAAGTATATAAGTATCATTAACAATGGTAACTACAGCTTCAACAAGCTCTTCTTTCTTGGAGTATTCAAAGTCATCTTTATCAACCTTGCTCCGTAAGAACCGTTTAGGTACTTTGCCCCAGTATTCAGTTAACTTTACGTTATCTGATTCATCTGCTTGCTTGATTTCTTCCTTGAAGCCAAAGCTTTTGGTGTCATAGTCCCCATCTAGTGGTACATCTTTATAGATTCCAGCCTTAATACCCTCTAGAACGATGTATCTAGGTTTGATTACCTCATGTGCAACACCCAATGCCTCATTAATCGACAATGCAGAAGGATCAATCAAGAACTCCTTGGGTGATATAGCCAATAGCTTCACATCTAAGGTAGGTTGTTCCCGAAGAGAGCGTGTAGACGTACCAGCAAGTGTGTTATCCACAGGCTGTTCATAAGGTACTCTTTCTACGTTCTGTTCTACGACAAGCTTACCAATACCAGTCCCATATATAGCAGAATTAAGGAATACCTCACATATAGCGTCCTTAACACCTGTCTTCTCAAGGTCTTCTTGCAGTAAGTTACGGACGTACTCGGCATCTTGTTTATCCTGATCTAATAAATCATCTTGTAGGTCAAACCATTTACCACGACCAAAGGTAGCTTCTTCTAATTCAGCAACAGAGGACTCTACAGCTTGTTGTAATGCAGGAGAAATCAATCTAGACTTCTCAGAGTCTCTTGTTTTGTCTTGTTCTACCCAGATACCACGCCACAATCTATAGTATTCATCCCATTTAGAGATATAGTTCATATCTCGGTGGGTTCTCCATTTCTCTAGGCGATGGGTTAACCAACTGGCTAACGCTGGGTGAGATGTTTCCTTGGATTCAAACATATTTAATATCCTGATATTTCATCATAAGGTTGCCAGTCATCCTCTAGTTCAATAGAGTGTGCAAAGTCAGCAATAGATACCTGATCTATGTAACTAAGAGCATCTAATAGGTCATCATGTGCAAGGTGGTTGGGGAAGTCGATCATTTGAGACTTGAATACCTTCCATTCACGATCTCTATTAAAGGTTATTTGTCCATGTTCCATGCGACCTTGTAAAGACCAAGTGATTCTTTCTGTTTTCTTCTTACCACCATGTCTTAATTCATCAATATGAATGAATTGGTTGGTAGATCTCATCTCATCTTGGAGATAAGGCATGATTGCGTTCTTTAAAGACCCAGTTTCAATGCCCACGGTTGTTGCTTCAACAGCTATAGCTGCCTTCAGTATCTTAGATGCGGTCTCTTTAATTGCCCATCTGCCATGCAGTATGTCTTTAACCCACCAGCGATCTTCAGATACCTTAACAACAGCAATAGAGGTCTCATCAAGCTTAGATCCCTTGAGTCCACGCTCTTTCTCAATAGCTTCAAACCCAGCAGGGTCAACAGCAAGAACATAATGCCCATCCGTAGGCTCTTCTCCAGTAGCAAACCATTCTTCTTTAAAGATACCACCAGTAAATGATTCAAATGAAGCTTCAAACTCTTGTCTAAAAGCCATAGTGGACATAGAGTTCCTAGCAGCTTCTATTTCTTCTGCTGGGATATAAGGATTATCCGTAGAGTTATAGCTGAAGTGTTGCCACTCAGGATCTTCCTTGGCATTTACGAATAAGTCATAGAAATGGTTCTTTCCAGCAGGAGTCCCAATGAATAAAGCACCACCTTTTACATCAGCAAGGGTAGGTCTTATGATCTGTTCCCATACCACAGGCTTCATACTGGCATATTCGTCTAATACGACATAAGCAAGACCCACACCACGCAGGGTATCAGGTCTATCTGAACCTTTTAGGAAGATCTTACGACCATTAACCAAAGTCATCTGAGCTGTGTTTTCATAGGTAGACTCTATGATTCCAGATGTTCCAGCTAACTCTTTCAACGTATGCCACATTATATCTTTAGCTTGTTGAAAGGTTGGCCCGACATAAAAGACATCTTTAGAGTCAGACTGTAGTGCCTTAATCAACAATAACCAAGCAGCTAAACGTGACTTACCAAACCTACGACCAGCAGAGACAATCTTAAATCTAGACGTATCATTAAAGATAGCTAATTGAGCAGGATGTAGATCTATATTTAGTTCCATCTACATCTCTTTCTTTATGGTAGACACAACAACATCTTCATCAACAAACCTGACATCCTCACCTTTACCTGAAGGCAAGACCTCTGGTAAAGAACCACCATTAACGTTAATGACAATCTTAGGAGCTTCATCTTGGTTATCTCTCATAGACGTTCCAGCATACTTAGTTGTTGGAATGATTCTATCTAGACACATCTTTAGACAGTTAACATCTCCCTTCAAAGCTTTGTCTATGATTACTTCTACAATAGCTTGAGAGTTCTCTCCTAAGACACCTCTAGCTAAAGCAGTGTACTTATTGACACTACCTTTAGGTCTTCCACTAGGGTTGCCAGAGACACCTTTCTTAAACTGACCAGCTCTGTACTTCTTTGGTTTTATCTCTTGAGGTGATGTAGTGGGCATAATCAACTATGATTTGGTGGATAAAGGTACTTAAGTTACTTAAGATACTTAAGTTTGCTTAAGAGCTATTTATTAAAGGCTTCGTTAACAAACTAAAGAAAAGTTTAAAAGGTTGAAGTGGTAGTGTAGAAGTTTCCTTAGTGTCCC